TAATAATTGACGGAGAGCCGACGTTGCCGTACGACTCAATCCGCCAATCATATGAATGAGTCCAAAGCCATAAAATCCTAGTCCTGGCAGAAACTTAAAGTGGACAAAATATTGGATTTTATTTTTCTTTAGATCATTGGGCGCATAGTTCCTTCTTATAGAAAGAACTTTCCTATTACCTTCTTCAACAGTTACGATGTAGGGTAATTTTATTCCAGTCGGTTGTCCATCTGCACCGACTTCTTCAAAACCTTCTAAGTCTAAATTAACATGACATTCTAATAAATTATAAACTGGTTCATTTTTTCCAGTTTTTTTACTACCTTCAAGTGAACGTTCTTTTTTTGCAAGTTCATCATTTGTATCTGTGCCTGGTGGGCCTAACTCTACATCTCTATAAAAACCGTTAACTTGTTGTTTTCTTAATTCGTTTTCAGATATTTTAATTGTATGAATAATCGCTTCCGCATCGTCTAATGAGGTAGCCGTGTACGGAACGATTAATTCATCCGCTGGAACAAACTTAGATACAGCTCGTCCCATGTTTATATCATAATAAACTTTTTTAAATGTTGATCCTGCAAGTGGTAAATGAAATAACATAGAATCAAACTCTGCTTCATATTCTTTCATTTGATCCATAACTAAATAATTCATGAAATCTTTTACACGAACAGCTTGTTGTTCAGTAGCAGGACTCTTAACACCTATAACTTGTGTTCTTACCGGTCCATCTGCTGGTAATAATTCTTTGTATGCTTGAGCTTGAAACTGTGTAACAGCCTCTGCCATAACTGGGTGTGTTGCACCAGATGCACCTTGGAATGGTTCAGTTCTGTTTTCATATTTAAATCCTAAAAGATCTAAACCTTGTATGTAGCCTTGCTCCCATTCTTTTCTAGAAGTTTTATAATCCATGTAGTTTTGAGTCATGTCGCTTCCGATTGGCTCTAATACATCATCTGGTAAAAGATCTGCTAAATTATCAAAGTGTGATTCGGTTCCAGGTATATTGATTGATCCTGGTTCGAAGTCTAACGTTACACCACCGTCTTCTTCGGGTATAACTTCTATTGGTCCTTTTTCGGGTTCTTGTTCCTGAACATTTACTTCTTCTGCTATTTCTTCTTCTGAAGGAATATCTAATTTAGTTCTAGTGTTCGGGAGTCCCTTATCTATTTCTGCCATATATTACTCCTAGTAGTTTCTAACACGATTTTTAAGGGATAGCAACCCTTGTGGATTAGGTCCTGATTCTGGTGCCACACCTGATGATACACCAGCTAATTTAGCTATACCACCGCCTGCTAGATTAGCAACCCCACCATAATTTGCTATCTCTTGCATTTTATCTTCGTCTGACATTTGAACTCTTCCAAATGGATCGAGTGTTTCTCTATCAGCTTTTAATTCTAATAATTTCTGCTGTGCAGGGCTATAGAAACCTGTGCCAAACAAATCTTTTATAGGTCCTAAAATTTTTCGATCATAGTCCATTCTATTTTGCATTTTTTGTGCATCAAATACTTCTTCCTTAGCTGCGAAGGCTTGTTGTTCTGGAGAATCATATTTTATAATATCAAAAATATTTTTTCCGTACATTGGCTGTGCTTTAATTTGAGCTCGTTCAAAATCTTTTTGAGCTTTTTGTTCATCTTTAAACGTATATGTTGGATCTAATGTATCAATATCATAAGTTTCATCTTTTTTAATTTTTTGAACATTTTCATACTTGTTAATTAAATCATCGTATTTTTGTTTAGCACTTACAAAATCAGCAGCTAATCCTTGTGTATCACTCCCTATAATCATTCTATCTCTATCTGTTTCTTTTTCTAATTGTTTCCTTGCATCCGTTGGCATTGCATATTTAATTAATGATTTAGATAGTGCTTCTTTGTATGTATCACCTCCGTCTAACATATTGTTAGCCATAAAAGCTCCATCAATAACAACCTCACCTGCAAGTCCATATGGACCTAGTAAACTCGTTAATGTTGATCCTGTACCAACTCTAGTAACTGCTCTTATTTTTCGTGCAGTTTTTTCAGCTTGTGCTTTATTCATATTTCCTGATTGAAGTTGTTTTGATTCTGATATTAAACCATCCATAGCTTCGTCTATTGAACAAGTTCCAGCTTGACCTCCATTTTTTGTTGGACAAAATGTCATAAGTTTTTTGTATAGTGGAGATCCTGTTTTTACATTAGCTTGAGTTAAACCAGATTGATATAATTCTCTAGCTTTAGCTTTTGTTCCAAATAACCCTCCAGTATCAATCACTTGTCCTGTTCTTATGTTTCCAAATTCAGAAGATAAATCTCTAACTTCTTTTTTAAAGTCATTAATTAATTTATTTTTATTGGCAGGGGTTTTTTCTATTAATTTTTTGTATTTTTCTTCTATTAAAGTTAATCTACTATTAGCTGCTTTAGAGGCTAACTCTGTAAAATATGGGTCATTGGCTACACCATAAGGATGATGAGCTTCTTGAAAAGAAACAAAATTTAATCTTCTTGATACGTAGTCTTTACTAGGCATTTTTCCATATTTGTTTTTATATTCGTTTTCTATCATTTTAGTTGCAATGACTTGTTTTGGAGGCAGGCTTTTACCTTTGTACATAATATTTTTTGTACCACTCATTGCTTGTAAATCATAAGCAGCTGTAGATTTTCTAAAGAATCCTTCACCAAAAACATTATCAATTTGATTTTTTAAATTACCGGAAACGTATTTATATTGTCCGTTTGGTTTTTTTTCTGTATTCCATTCAAAGACAGCATTTTTTACAGGTGCTTTTGTATCCACGAATTTAACATTTTTCCACGCAGGTTCACCATTAGTGCCTTTTATACTCCAATCTATTTTTTCATTTTTGTCTCTTGGCCAATTATCAATGTTAGATATATCCTGACCATTAAAAGTTCCTATCATTTTAATTCTATCACCACCATTAGAAGCTCTAAATAAACTAAACCATTGTTTGGCTTCATTGGATGTGTCTGATGCAAATTTAATATTTTTTCTATTTTTCATACCTGAAACAGTGTATGCTTTTTTTCTAAGCATGTTTTCATCATTACCAAATTTTTTTATAAATTCATTTCCACCAGAGGATTCTCTAATAATTTTTTTAATTTCTGAAATAGGTCTTTTTAAATTTGATGCTACTTCACTTTTAATATTATATTTAGTCATTAGATTTCTAACATTTTCTTCAGTAAAATCTTTACCTTGAAAAGTTTTATTACCTAAATCAGTTAATTTTTTTGCAAACTCATTTGTTTTTAATTTAGAATATTTTTTTCTTAATTTTGTAAATTCTGTTTTTGAAGTTCTACCTGGATAGACTTTATTCATTGCTTCATTCCGCATATCAACTATTCGTTTTAAATTTTTAGGAGTGGCTTTTAACATATTAGATGAAACAGTTTTGCCATCTTTCGTAATTTGATACGTATAATATTTTTGATCAGGATATTTTCCATGTGGTCTAATTGAAATACCTTCCGGTAAATCTTTAGCATACCCAGGTCTAGATCCATCAGCACTTGGTTGCACTAACATACCACCACCTGCTTTTTCTGTTCTTGGGTTAGCTTTTATGAATCTATTGATAGCTTCTATCTCTTGAACGTTTTGTGTTTTAGCTGGAATAGGTGCTTTGCTTGCAGAGAAGACATCAGGAAGATCTGGCTTTTCTTTTTTTGCCCGAGTCAGATACTTTATCATCTGTGCGTACTTTAATGGGTTCATTATTCCCCTAACATTCTAGCGATACCGCCACCTGCTTTTTTAATTGATGGTGCATCACCTGTTGCTTCTTCTATAATTTCTTTTTGTACTACTGCATCTAATTCAGTAGCATCCGCCGCTGTACCATCTGCATCAAATTCTACTTTGTATTCTTCATACTCATCTGCAGATTTAAAAGCCGTTCTTGATTCCGGATCAACATCAGCATCACCTTTTTTATATTCTAATACAGTTCTATCTTCTATAGTGTCAAAAGTTTTGTCACCATAACTTCCAACTCCTGTTTTATCTTTTGTAATTCTTACATCACCAGTGCTTAAATCTTCTATCAACTCATACTCGTCACCATTCTTACCTGTGTATCTATGTATCTCTACTCTATCTGCATACGTAATTTTATCTGGCTTACCAAGCATTTTAATTTTATTTGCAAGCTCAAAGAAATATGGAGGAGGTGTAGAAAGTGTTGAAGAATTTATTGCAACTTTTTCTACAACTTTTTTACCGGCTCCTTTACCAAATCCAGAAAAGATTCCTGATTTAGCTGCACCGATTGCTGCACCAGTTCCACCCATAAGTTTTAAGAATGCACGCTTAGTCATACCTGCTTTCAAACCAATACGTCCACCGTCAGCAAAAGATTTTTTAAACCCAATATTAAATTCAGGTTCACCTGTTTCCATATTATACATTAAAGTTCCACCGATACCTTCACCATCTTTATTAAAACCAAATCCAATGTCTCTGCTTTTAGCACCACCTTCATCTAAAAATAGTTCTTGACCATCTCTTTCAATTCTAGTTCGACCCTTACCATATTGATATTTTGCAAGAAGATCTATTTTTTGAGTTATAGGTATGTCTGCTTTTATAATAGCGTTGATTGATTCTTCATCCCTTGTAATACCTTCAGGTGCAC